GCTCGGGATGCTGCTTGGGAGGCTGCTCGGGCTGCTGCTCGGGATGCTGCTTGGGCTGCTGATTGGGATGCCGATTGGGATGATGCTCGGGAGGCTGCTCGGGCTGCTGCTTGGGCTGCTCGGAATGCTCAAATCGCAAAGTTAATTGAAATGGTGGAGGGAAAGTTGTGAAGATCACAATCGACGATATCCGCTCGTGGAATCCTTGCTACGATCCAATCAAGCACCTACCCGAAGGCTGGTCCGGCACTGTAATCGACATACTCAAGCACGACGCTATCCCACCGGAAGATAAACTTTGGGTGGTGTGCAGAGAGGATCTAATCGACGCAAAAACCTTGCGACTATTCGCACTTTGGTGCGCTCGGCAAGTACAGCATCTAATGACAGACGAGCGAAGCATTGCAGCGCTCGATGTGGCTGAAAGGTACGCAAATGGGCAAGCGACCGAGAAAGAACTTGCTGCTGCTCGGGATGCTGCTTGGGCTGCTGCTCGGGATGCTGCTCGGGATGCTGCTCGGGATGCTGCTTGGGCTGCTGCTTGGGCTGCTGATTGGGATGCCGATTGGGATGATGCTCGGGAGGCTGCTCGGGCTGCTGCTTGGGATGCTGCTTGGGCTGCTGCTCGGGATGCTGCTCGGGATGCTGCTCGGGCTGCTGCTTGGGCTGCTCGGAATGCTCAAATCGCAAAGTTAATTGAAATGGTGGAGGGGAAGTTATGAAGGTCGTTATCGACGGACAAGAGCGAGAAGTGGAGTGGGTTGAGTGCACGCAGGATGGGCGCGAAGCATTTGTCTTGAAAAAGCCGGAAGAAACGTGGCTTGCTGTGAAGCCGTTTCATATCGTTCAACGCGATGGCGCTATAGTCTCGTGTTGGGGAGGAGACACTATGACTGAAATTCAAGAGCACAGCATATTATCGCATCCTAACACGCGCATTGCCCGACTTGTTGAGGTGCCGATTAAGGCGGAGTGGGTATATCGCTTGCGAAATTCCAGCGGCGAGACAACTTGGACTACGCTGTGGAATAAGAATCGACCAGACTCAACTTTTCAGGGAACGGTAACAAAATTCATTGAGGTGAAGGAATCATGATTGAAAAGAGAACAAAGATCGAAGGCTCAATCGATACATGCGAGGAATTGAGATTTGAGCCGGATGGAGATTGCGGCACGATTGAGGTCACAGGCGACGTAATCGCAAAAACGATATCTATCGAATCTGGTGGGTCCATCAAAGCTGATGGGTCTATTGAATCTGGTGGGTTCATTTTTTCATTTAAATTCGAGATCGGTTGTAAGGCACTAAAAACGAAGCTCCTCCCATTTTGGCGCGAATACTGGGCCGCGATGCCGCCGCTTTCTAAGTTCGCCGACGAAATTCGCAATCAACAAAAATGCTGGGAGGATATCAGAGAGGCGCTGGCGCATGAGGCTGTAGAGATTTGCGAGTGGGACGGTTGGCATCCCCTTTTGAAGGCGCAATTGGAGATGTTTTTCGGTCTTAAGCAGGAGGTTTTATTCGAGCAATGATGAAAAATTCATCGAGGTGAAGGAATATGAAAAATGAAAGGGACGAATTAGGACCAGTAGTTTTTAAGGATTGGAAACCGTATGGGTGACATGAAAGAAGACTTTCAAGCGTTAGAGCAGTGCATGAAAGAGCGCAAATCGGAAAGAAAGCTGAGGTCAATTTTGATGCTCCAAAAGCATTCTATAAAGTTCACAATTCTAAATGAAGATGGCCCACATCTTCGCATTGGCGACTACGACTTTTGGCCAAGCACCGATAAGTGGATTCATCGCAAGACCAACAAGCGGGGATGGACTGTGGATAGTTTAATCGACGTACTAGAACGCGAGGCAGTTGCATGAAATGTGATTTGCTATGCGCTAAATGCGGTAAAGAAACTAGAGAACGGTTCAGCTCATTAGAGCCGTTCACCGGAGAATATGTTTCGATGAAGAGAGGCATATCAAAGGGGCTGTTTCTTTGTGATTGGTGCGGCAAAGAATGCTTTCCTCAACAATTAGCGGTTGCTCTGACCATTTTCACGGCGATTCGACCTTACATGGCATGGGAGAGCGGGTATCTGACGAATCTTGAAGACTACCCACCAGGAGCGGCGCAGTCTGAATACGGAGCGAAGCCATGAGCTATGAAGCGGCGCTCATCAAAAAGAGATTAGTCGAGCTTCACAAGCTCAAGCAGAAAGCAGTCGAAATCTGCGAAGAGACACCAGCTCCTTTGTTTGACGCTATTCGGCGCTTCAACGAGTCGAGAAATTCTTCTGAGAAGATACGGATTGCCGAAGAAATAAAGCGCCTGGGGGACAGAGCGTCCACATGGGTGGAGCGCTCAAAGAAAGCATGGGAGCAGCGCATGAAAATCGATGAGGAAGCGCATGAGCTTAGGAACCGGCTTTGGTACTTGGAGCGATGAGTTATGAACGAGCAGCGACAGGCAGCGTGGATACTAGTGGGTAGCGGAGGACATCCGGTAAGCATTTCGCTCAAATCGGAGCAAGGAGCATGGGAGGCAGCAGAGGCAGCGATGCAGGAAGAGAAAAGCTACATAGAGAAGCTGGAGGCCGAGCTGAAGGCGCTGAAGGAGGCGGTGAGGTGGTTGGATCTTCGTACTTCCGGGCAGTGGGGTGAAGGTGGTGTGGTGATGGACTTCTGCGCGACGGCAAGCATGGAGAAGCAATACGGAGATTTCGGGGAGCGCTACGTGGGCATATTGCTGAAGGCGTTGGGGGAGAAGTGACGGAGATTGCTTGCTTGTTGATTGGGGTGAATATTGGAGTGGGCTTGATGCTACTCCCCAACTTCCGCGCTAAGTTTTTTACAATGCTAAAAGTAATCCAATGAACATAGATCATGAGCTACAACACTACGACACGCCGACGGTGGAAAGATCCGTACGCTCAAAGCCTACTCGTCCCTCTTTTGTTCTGCTATGCCTGGTCAGTGCTCTTGGGGTTTCTACTGGGTTTCTGCTTTCGTTCGTACTTCTATGACTTCCCCAACCGCACGCACCAAGAAACTACTAGAGGCCGCAGGGTGGGAGATAGCGATAGTCGAGCGCTATAACTCTTTCGTGCGCCGCAGGTTCGATCTATTCGAGTTCGCCGATCTTCTCGCGATCGCCTACCCAAACCCGCCGGTGAATATCGTAGCGATCCAAGTCACGAGCGGCTCGCATCACGCGCACCGCCTAGGCAAGATCCTTGCCAATCCTAAAGCCTTACGCTTTTTAAGGGCCGGGGGATCTATCTGGGTAATAAGCTGGCGCAAGCGAAAGCCGATTCCCGGATCTCGGCAACTCTGGATCCCGCGCACTGAGATCATTACCGAGGATATGTTTTCTATCCCCGAGCATCAAACGGAAGATGAAGAGAGCGGGATATCACGTTGATCCTCAGTCCGACTTGAGCGGGTTCACTGACTCCGATTTACTCCCTGAAAAGAAACTAGCCGCCGCCGTAGTCGCTAGGGCCTTACTGGACCTGGACGTGAGAACCATCCCCGGTGAGGAGGTAACCCGTAGGACTATCAGGAAAGACGCTAAGCGGTGGCTACTCACCGAGGGCTCAGATCCCTGGTCTCTCCAGTGGTGCGTTACCCATATCGTGGAAACTCATCACCTAGCCGACACCATAATCAAGCAAATTAGAGATCACGCAAAGCGCGGATCGGCACCGAGAACCACGAAAGCGCAACTCCTCAGAGTGCTTTCAAGCCGAAAGGACCAAAGAAGTGTACAAACTGATTAGATAATTTTCTTGGTTGTGTTTGCAAAATTTCCTCTTTAACTTGGATGCTGGAGATCGTGTTCAATGTCTGATTCAGACTCGCAGATCTACCCGTTCAAAAGCCTAGGCCATTGCTTAAGCTACTTGAACGAATCAAACCCGGCTCGGGCCCGCTCGGTGAATATGCTAGAGCCGGACAGAGGGCATAAGCCGACATCCCCGGACTTTTCTGGGCTATCCCCTAAAGATCTCTATGCCGGGGTTTTGTTCTCCGTTCGTGATGGCCTCAAATCAGTAGATCACGCGCATCGGGCGGTGTGGAAACTCAGAAACATTGGCGCACGGACTGAGCAACTGAGCGCCGAGGACATTGCAGAAAAGCAAGGCAAATCAATACGTTGGGTGTACGCGGCACTCAAGATCACAAATCAGCGGATTGAGCGCGAACTCGTGGACCGTGGCTATATCCCCGAGCGCTCGCCGTAAACTTGAGCCTCGAAAAAAGTGGGAAAGCGTGGGCCAAAGGCCAAGCAATTTAGTCCCGATCAACTAGCAGAGATACAGCGAAGCGCCGAGATCGGGTTACCGGATCAGATCATTGCAACGATCCTCGGCACAAGCGAGGCAACGCTGAAGCGCCATGCCGCCGAGTCTCTGGCAATGGGGCGGGCGAAGGGAAACCAGCGACTCGCTGAAACTGCTTTCCAGATGGCGGTGAGTGGGGAGAATCCGACGATGACGATCTTCCTCTCAAAGGTGCGCCTAGGTTACCGGGACGTTGGGCACGCAGAGGCCGGACAACCGGCGGCACCAACTCAGTTAGTTTTCAAGCGCGGGCCTGATAGACCTTCAGCCATACGCAAGGCTGAAGAGTCTCGGGCCGCCGAACCGAATAACATCGATCTAAAGGTATCAAATGGCACTGAATAAATCTTATAACGTATCAATTGGGGCACTCACCGCGAGCGCGTTTGGTTCCACGACTCACGAGGCTTTTCTAAGCCTTGCGCCTCGGGACTTTAACGCCGCCGCCTCGATCAAGTGGGACTCCCTTACCGGTAACGGTAATTTAATTGCTCAAATCGATTTTGCGGCTGAATCAGCGCCTAATGCTCAGTGGACAAACTCCCTGGCATTCTCGGGCATGAGCGCGTCTAGCATGGTCAACCATGCATTCTACTCATCCTCGGACGATCAGGTTAAGCCGCTACTCCCGAACGCACGGGTGAGGGTCACAAACCGGAGCACTGACGCGAACAGCTCAACCTATACCAATATCGTTCTAAAGCTACTGGTTGAGAGCTAATGCAAGCCGCTGAGCAGGTCGAGCGAGAGATCCCGGATTGGGTGCACGATCTGCTTCAGGATGAAAACAGCTTCCGTAAATTCTGGGTTACAAAGGGTTTAGGCTCGGGCGGTACTTACGGCTCAGCGGTGTGGCATTACGCCATGTGTATGATCAACTCACGATCTCAAGGATCGTGGGCGGTAGCGCCGACATTTACCCAAGTGCTCGATCCTCTAATACCCACATATATCGAGGTCCTTAGAGACGTATTCGGGCTAGTTGAGGGCCGAGATTTTAAGGTTACGGTATCCGCATTCCCTCGGATCTCGTTCCCTCGGCGCGATCAGATAATCTACTTCAAAAGCGCCTCTAACCCGGAGCGGTTAGTAGGGGCGAACATATCGCACGCTTCCGGGACAGAGATCGGACTCTGGAAGAGCCGGGACGTATTCAACAAAGTTTTCAACCGCATCCGGTGCGCTAAGGCTAACCGCTTGCAGTTCCTCGGCGAAGGTTCGCCGGAAGGGATGAACTGGTGGGCCGACGTGGCCAACTTCCCGGAGGGCGAGAACCTCGAAACAAACTCGCGCCGAATCATCCTGGAAACGGATGATAACCCTTACCTACCCGATGGGTACGTGAGGAACAATCTAGAGCTAGTGTACGCACACGATCCGGTAAAGCTGGAGAGCTACCGCAAGGGGCTATTCGTTAGCTTTACCAAGGGAACGGCGTACTGGAATTATAAAGATCGGTATCCGGTGGTTAACCTCGGACTAACCGCCGATCCAGTGATTCCCTTGGCGTGGTGCTGGGACTTTAACCGCACGCCGCTCGCTTGGGTTACGTGCCAGAAATTACAGCAAAACAAAGGCCGGTTCCGATTCCCAAAATACCGAGCCTTGCACGAATCATCGGGCGAAAGCCGAGGGTTACTAGAAGCGTGCGCGGAGTTTATCGTTAGGTATCCGGTCACAGAATGGGGCACGCGCAGAATTGAGATCTACGGGGATGCCTCGGGCTACGCTGGATCTCACAAGTCTGAGCTTTGCGACTACTCGCAGATCGAGCGCTACATGCGATCGGCGGGTTACAGAAATGTGGTGGTGCTCGCAACTAGAGACAATCCAGACGTAAGGCCGAGGCTCGAACGGGTTAACGCGCTACTCGCTTACGACATGGTAGAGATAGCCGCGCACTGTAACAGGCTTAGATCTGGACTGACTCGGACGGCACTAAAGGAAGGGACTTGGGAAATTGAGAAACCAACAAAAGACACATGGACGCACTACCCGGACGCCTTCGGTTATGGGCTTTACATCATGAGCGGCGGAGATGATCTGGAACTACCGGCACAGTTTAAGACTTGGGGGCTGAACGCTAGATAAATGTACATAAGCAACACAGGCGGCGCTAGCACATATATTGAAATCGCGAGCGCAGACTTGCCAGCTTGGCTGTCTGGCACTGGCGCGAGCAACTCATTTGTAGTCGGGCTTTGGACCTATCGACCGCTAGCGGCCTCAACCACGTTTCGCACGCCGTTCTTTATTCAGAACGTTCTCGCTGTAAGAAATTCAAATTCTGCATACGGTGCTCGCGTGTTCGACAATACCGTGAGCATTGCCACAGTGACCGCAAACATTGGAGCCGATTCAATTGACCAGTGGGTGTTTTCATTGGTGGGCTGGGATAAAGGGGCAGGGACGCTACATGTTTGCTCGAAAGATAACAACGGCAGAGCTTACGGCTCGATTGCGGCAGCAACCGGCACGCATTCAGCGGGTAATATTTATTTGCTGAGAAACTTCCAAAATCCAGCAGACGGCGGCGGCGCGGCCGTTCCGGCGTGGTATGGCGAATTAGGGCCGTGCGTAGTTAAAAATGTTCAAATTGCAACGCAAGCGGCATATGAAGCCATCGTTGATGCCGTTTACGATTCAAAAAATGCGCTTGGGATGCTCCAGCATGTGGGCAATGGCTTGAACGGACTAAGTGATGCCGAATGGCTCGCGTTCAATGTTTCGCTCCCGCAAGAAACAGATAAGGCAATTGTAGCAACTGCTACCGATGGCATACGGCGCGGGACTACGCTAATTAGCGGAGCCACTACTAACTACACGTGGATTCGTAAAGGTTCGGGTGCTACCAATTCAGGCGACTTCGACACGGTGCGACCGACTGTAGTAGTCGGGACTCTTACCGCCGCAGACCATGAAGCGCTAGTCCCTAGCTTTTTTGTCCGGGCTGTGCCGGGCCAAACTACTAACGGCATCAATTCAGTAAATTCTCCAATTTGCAAGCGCGTAGCATTGAATCAGCCACGAGGACTAGAAAAGATTCTTGTTTGGTCGAACTCTCGCGGGATGCGCGGCACTTACTATGATGCCGGGCCAGTCAACACCGAACTATTCTACAACTACCCCGGCAACCACGCTCATGGGTATATTGGCGCTACGTTCTCAAAGTGCGCGGGATTCATCAATTCGCCGGTCCTAGATTCGCTTGCCAGAAGATTCGGACACGATGCGCCAGCTAATCCCTTAAGCAGCGGAACAATCGCACAGGTTAGCAGCGGGTCAACGAGTTATCGAGACTTCACTCACTTCTGGACCAACTCAGGCCGCACGAACGAAGGGCCGGGCCGGGGCTTGGCGCTAGTGTCTAACGGCGCATATATATCCCACAAAGCGCGAAAAGCGCCGGGCACATTATTAGACGGGGCGAGCGGGAGCGGATGGAAGCACCGAGTTCATTTGCTCAAATATCCCGGAGCGGCAAGCGTGACAGTGAGCCTCGAAGAGAGCGCGGCGCAAAACTCAGCAGGCACGCCGGTTAGCATTGGAACCTATAATCTCGATACCTCGATATCTGAAACAGAATTATTCACTGGCGCCTATAATTCTGGCACCCGTACCCTAGTGTTGCCGAATGTCGGGCTCGGAGCGCAGGCAGGCTATGCGGTTTATTGCTACCGAGGCACTGGGCTTCACGGAATCGCTGAAATTGAATCCGTATCGGAGGACACCCCGATTCCCGGTCAAACCACGCTCATTCTGCGCCATGCCTTTGCTATTGCACCTTCAACCGTCGATTCGGAATTTAAAATTGGGCCTTGGAGCATTCAGACCGTTGAAACCGACGCAGCGCTCCCAACGCTTGAGTATCAGGGCCTAAGAATTACCCGCGATTCGGTAAGTAGCAGAATCGCCGTGGTTCTTGCTTTGGACGTGTGGGCGCTTGGCGTAAGTGGTTGGGTCTGGGGGCAAGCAGGATGGGGCGGGAATGGGTATCAGCCGCAAACCGACGGCGGGGCGCTTAATCTTCCGCGCAAAATAGTGGATGCGCTTGGGGTTGATGCGGTGTTCATGCATAACGCAACGCAATCGACCAGCACCGCACAGCGGGAGACTTTTGCGGCGCTACTTGCCCAATCATTGCCCGCGAACTCCATTGTGTTTTGCAGCGACCAGCAGCACGGCACAAGCGAGACGACAAGCGGGACATGGGCCACCGCTTCACTAGCGCAGGCTACTTATCCGGCAGTGGTGGGGATGGAATCGCCGACCGTGGGTGATGGCGTAGCGCAATACGCCACGTTTCAAAAAGCTAATAGCGCTCATCCGAGCTTTGAAGGAATGTTCGCCATTGCTCAGGCAAACATTGAACAGATGGCTGAGTTTACTGATTCCGGCACAGGCGGCGCAGGGCTTGCGCGATCAATCTATCGCCGCCGAAGGTTATAAAATCAAATGACAACACTTTATAAAAACCCTTATTACCTTACGCAGTCCCCTAAGTGGACGCTATGGGACGATCTCTATCAGGGGGATCATAGTACCCTGGTGACGAAATACCTGTTTCGGCACGAGAATGAGAAGAAACCGGAAGGGGCGGATCTGCTTAAGACAAGGCAGGAGCGCACGCGCTATCTGAACCTGCAAGAGATCTCGATCTCAATTCTTAGATCTCTATTCTTCCTTAAACCCGGCGCGGCTGATGAGGCTTTGATAGCGCTGGCAGGTGACGATCTCAAAGATATCGATCGCGAGGGCCGATCCCTTGATACCTTTATCTCGGATGTTGTTTTCTCGAATTACATCAACCTCGGGGCGGTGTGTGTTATTGCAGACGCACCAAGGGGCGGCGCGGTTAATGCAGAGGAGGAGACAACCAAGGGCCTTAGGCCGTTCCTCAAATCAATTCACCCGTTAAACGTGCATGACTGGGTTTTTGAAAAGCGCGATCACTCGCGGCTGAATCGGCTTAACATGCTGAGGTATGTTTACCTAGAGGAGCTACCTCGATCGGATACAGATGAGCCGGTGCGTAGGCTTTACTCTGATAGCTATGTGAGGACGGAGGGCGGGATAGTTCTTAAGCGCTATCAGGGCGCAGAGTTTAAGCAGTACGACATGCCGACGGATCGGCAAACCGCCGACGGCTGGCAGCTCATTGAAGAGATCCCGCTTGCTCAGCAGGAGATTCCCGGCGTTCTGTGGTTCGGTCAGTCCTGGATGAAGGACGCCGCGCAAGAGATCATTAGACATTTTAACCTTAGATCCGCGCTCGATAACGTAAACTACTATCAGGGCTATCAAAAGCTATTCGTGAAGGGCGGCACGAATATGAGCGATGATCAGCGAAAGGCGCTCGCTGAGTACATCATGGGCCTTTTGAGCGAGGGGCAGGACATTATCAGTATCGACGCTATTGATCCGGTGGGGCTCGAAAAGGCGGTAGCGCAAGCAAGAGAAGACGCGCTACGAGCAGCGCTCAATCAGCTTAGGACACTCCCCGGAGACTCACGCGAGGCTATGGGCGCGGAGGCTTCCGTAGAGCAGCGCCGGGACACCACAAACCTGGTAAGGGAGGCGCTCGGCGAGCTTGAGGATATTGTAACCAAGGCGGTGCAAGCATACGCGACATTTAAGGATCGGACCTACCTCACCAAGCAATTTGAAGGCCGATTCATTCTCAATAAGGACGTTACAGATCAAAGCATAACCGAGCTGATCTCAGCTATCCCAATGCTATCTCAGCAATTTGCCTCTAACCCTGAATGGGAACTGGCGCATATGAGGCGCATTATTGCGGCGCTCGATTACTCACAAGAGGAGACGCAAAAGATCACGGAGAGCCTACAGCCAAGCCGAGCACAAACCGGAGCGGCTCAGCGCGAGAATTTACTAGGTGGCATATTCGGTGGTTGATCTCCGAAAGCAGATCCGCGCTACCGATGAACAGATAGATAAATGGCTTAAAGGGCTTGCGCTAGTATTCAGGCGCTCGGTGCTTCAAACCCTACGGAATATCAGCGGGGACGTGGAGCAGCGGGAGGCGCTTTCACAGCTTGTGAGCCTGTACGATGTGCTAGAGCGCCAAGGGCTAAGTGACAAACTCGCGGAACTCACGCCTATATACGTGCAGGAGCTTAAAACACTCTCGGATCTCTATCTGGACATTGCTAAGGCTAACCCATTCAGTCAGGCCGATAGGGAAACTATAGAGGCGCTCATAACCTTCGACGCCGGGCGCGTAGGAAACACGGTCCGGGACTATATCGGCGAGGTTCAAACGGTACTGGCTCGCTCGGTACTACTTGGGACCGAGCCGGATCTGACGCTATTCGACGATCTTGAGGACGGGCTTGGGAATCATTTAAGGACCGAGCTAAGGACTCTCACCAATTCGTTCGCTCGCACTGTTAATGCCGCAAAGGCTAAAGAGCTAGGGTTTAATTTATTCCTCTATGTAGGGCCGGAGGATGAGGCCACGAGGCCATTTTGCGCGGGGCTCCTATCGCGAGATCCTCCGATTTACTCGCTGAAAGAGATCGACGCTATGAGCGAACGAGACGCAAACGGGCAAGGCTTAAACGTTATGCAATACGGCGGCGGTTACAATTGCCGCCATAGGTGGGAACCAATCTCACAAGAAGACGCAGAGGCAGAGGGTTATCGAGGTTGATTAGAATAGACGTGCGCCGGGATTGGCGCGTGCGGAATCTGGTAGCAAATAGCAGAGAGATCGAGGTAGCGCTAGGCCGGGCAATGGCTCGGGCCAAGAGGCAAATCAGCACGCGCACGAACGAAGGCCGGGACGTAAACGAACAGCCGTTTAAGCCTTACGCCGATTCAACCAAGAAACAAAAGATCAGAACGAAGCGCCAAACCGCACCGGTGAACCTTACGCAAACCGGGGCAATGCTGGCATCAATTACGACTCGAACACGAATCGAAGGCGAACAGCCGGTAGGCGAGATCTATTTCCTGTCGGCTAAGCAGGGAACCAAAGCCGCATACAACAATGAGACAAGAAAGTTTTTTGCTCTATCTGATAAGCAGCTAGAGGAAATTCAACGGGCGATTGATGAGGTACTACTCAAATGAGTGACAACAAAAGCGGAGAAGGCGCAAAGGGAGAGGGATCGAGCGGCGGCAATTCAGGAACAACGGCGATCCCGGTCGAGAAGTTTAACGAGCTTCAAAGCAAATTTGATAACCTCTATGCAAAGCATACCGATCTCAACAAGCAGCTAGAGGGCTGGAATAAATTAGGTTCGCCGGACCGCCTCAAGGGAATCCTCGAAGATTACGAACTGATGAAGCGAGACAAGGCGGCGGGGAACAGAGAAGAGATCGACAAGCTGATCAAGGATGCTAGGGAAGAGGAGCAAAATGCATACAAAGGCAAGCTGACCGAGCTTGAGCAATCGCTCCAAGCCGCTACCGGGAAAGTCAGAGAGTATTCAATCTCAACTCCCGCGATTCAGATCGCGTCGAAGCTATTCGTTGAAGGCGCTCGCGATCTCGTAGTCGGGCACTTAAAGAGCGTGTCCGATCTTGATGGCGATAACGTAGTGATCAAGGGCTCGGACGGAAAGCCTATCCGGTCCAAGGCTGATCCATCGAAGCCGATGGGCATTCAGGAATACCTAGAGGGCTACGCCCAAAGTAATCCTAGCATAGCGCTACCCAAAGGAACGGGCGGCACGGGTGGCAGCACTGGCACGGGTTCGAGCGCTACCGGGGGAGTCACCGCCGAGCAGTACGCCGCGATGAGCCGCGAAGACCGAGCAAAATTACCTCAAGACGTTCAAAGGCAACTAGCGCCGCAAGCGCTTAAACTTTTGAGCAAAGTAACAAGATAAATTTAGGGGGAATCATGGCAGAGACAAGAGATCGTGAAGTGTTTTGGGAGGGGCTTTCAATAGCCAACTACCAGACCAACAGTTTTATCGGAGAGATTAACGCGAACTGGAGCGGATACAGCTTCACCAGTTCGTTCGTTCCTCTGAGATCAATTAATCCAAACTCGGCGACGGATGCGGAGCGAGGGCGCTTTATCGCGACTCTCGCGATGGATCTACTTAAGCCGAGAACATAATTTTAGGAGTTTATAGAATATGGCTTTTGAAACTGAATACTCGAACATTATCAAAAACACCGATGTGATCAGCAACGGGCTTGGACCGGCGCTTGTCACTAAGGTGGTGGGCGTTCCTTTGATCTACGCTGAGGATCTCCCGATCAACACCAATAAGAAGCTAGCGCGCAAGAACGGGCGACTAGTGGCCGAGGTGCTCGCCGAGACGACCGCTTACACTGCGAGCGCAAGCTCTGAGCTTACCCAAACCTCAGTGGATTGCGTGGCTCAGAAGCATGTTGTGGTCTCGGAGCTTACCGCGGAGGCTATGCGCTTCACTCCTATCACGCCGGAGCAGGTCACGCAGATGATGGCCGATGCGCTCGGGCGAGATCTGGACGAGGAAATCGTGGATCTTATTCCTGGATTCTCTCAGTCCGTGACATCTGGATCGGTGGCGACTGTATCCGACTTTATGGATGCAGCTTTCCAGATCGACGAAGAGGAAGCCGAAAAGGTCGGCGGGAACCTGCGAGTTCTCATCGACAAGAAGGCGGCTCATGAGATCCGAAAGGAGCTTGTGAACAGCTCGGCGGCGGTATTTTCCCAAGAGGGGATGATCTCGCTTCTCAGCACGATGAAAGCGCCTAACGGCTACATTGGCTCGCTTCCTGGGATGGATTTTTTCGCTAAGAACACGAAGACCGATTCCGGTAAGCGTGTTTCGTTAGTGTTTAACCCTGATATCGCATTCTTCAGCATGTACGACACTCAGCCGAGCTTTGCGGCAATTGAGCGACGCGCCGAAGGATTCTACCTCGAACTCTCAGCGTACCTCTTTGCTAAGGTGGTTGAGTGGTACGACGTAGCAGGTTGTCAGGTCCGATCCAATCCGTAAGGCATCAAACGGAATAGGTTGATTAAGGTTCTACTCATCATAAACACCTCCATCGTTTACCCTCGGCGAAGTAGTTTATTCGCCGGGGGTTTTTTGTTTCTAGGGAAAGAAAAATGGAATACAAGCCGGAAGACTTTGAGCCGTTACTTGCTGAATTTAAAGAGCCGAAGCGAGGGGATAAGGTAACCCCTTACATTGCTTTCGGTCACTATCTCAGGGAGTACAGCAAAGGCGAAAAGAAGATCGTCCCCCATATCTATGTGCTGAACATGGCCGGGGCGCACGCTCAAAAGGAGCAGTTAGAATACTACGTCCTACAAAAGCGCTTTCGGGTTCTTAAGTGGCATTTACCGGAGGATCTAAAGACGCCGGACGGGCACACGCCATACGCTGAACTAAACAAGATGGCGCAAATCTATCAAATGGCAGGCGGCGCGGGCGAGCTTCTCAAGAGAACCAAAGATCTTGAGCAAGAGAACATCGGGCTGAAGGCGGCTATCGCCGAGCAAAAAGAGCGCCTTTCCAAGGGGGATAAATCGAAATGAGCGACTCAGAAAAGGATAAGATCTTTGATGAGCGGTTCAAGCAACGAAAGCAGAAAATTGAGTCGGATGCCCGCATACAGCGAAAGCGGGCTATGACTCCAGACGAAAAGCGGCTGAGGGCGATTGAGCTTCAGACCGAAAAGCACATGAAGTTCTACCGGGAGAATAATATCCCGGTAAGTGAGGAATCGGTACGCCGAGAGCTTGCTAACAGGGCCGAGCGCTCAGAGAGGAGAAAAGACGGTGAGTAGATACCCTTTCGGCGCGGCTATAGAGCGCGATTATTACCCGGTGAAGGACGTGGACGGGCTATCCGAGCCGTTCCCGGTAGTCTCTAACTCGGGGAGCGCCTATCTGTACGTTGAGAGGCCAAGCCGAGAGGACGCTCAAAGCGGGGTAGGGGCGCTCGCTACCGCCGTTTCGTGGACGTATCAGCTTGATAACCCGTTTAAAGCATCGTACCAGTTTGATCCTATAAGCGATCCCGATCCTACCGGCGCGGAATCATGCCGGGAGATGGTCGAGGTTGTGAACATGATCCTAGAGGGATCGGCTCAGGTGCAAACGGCAATGAGGCCGGTATTCCTTGAGCGCGTGAGGCCACTACCGGAGATCCCCGGCACTACAATCAACACAATCAAGGATGTTTTCCCTCAGATCGACTCGTACATGAGCGATTCTGAGCTTTCCGAAACCCTCTCCGTAGTGGAGGAGCAGGTTAAGATAGAGCTACGCTCCAACGGCATCGAATGGGCTAAGGTGCAAAATCTCAGAGTGCTACGCCTAGCGCTCGCGTACAGAGCGATTGAGTTCGCATCTATTGTGCAAATCAAGAACACGGGAGACAGGCACGATAGGCGGCGCGAGTTATTTGCGGGCATGTACGCAAGCACCATGAAGGCCGTCCGGCTAGAGCAGGACGAGGACGGCGACGGTCAAACCGATAGCGTGCGCTCGGGCGGCGCTTCTCACTTCATAATTTCAAAATGACGACTATCACCGAGCTATCAGACGCATGGAAAGCGCAGGTATTTGATCATCAAACGGTAGAAGCGATCACCACGAAATCCCTCATGTATGAGGTGCTGGATCAAAGTGAGGTAGAAATAGGGGATATTTCCTTCAGGACTCAAATCAATTTTTTCGAGTGCTTGATCTCTAAATCCTACCGCTTCCCGCTAATCGGCAACGGCATGATCGCAGAGAACCTATACACCGTGGACGTGCGCTACACAGTCGAAAAGGACACGACTGGAGCCGCATATATTCAGGCACAAACCGCGCTAGAAACCGTACTAGAGCGGGTGCGCGTAGGGCTCGGATCCGATTGGGCCGGGCTAGTAGATTTTTGGACATTACAAGAGGCCGCGCCAACCATAATTCAGCGCACCGTTGCTGATACAGATTGTTGGAGCTGGATCCTCAACTTTACTGCAAATTTTAGGAGTTTATCGTCATGACAACCGCAAGAACTGGAGCAAATACATTCATTGGCGTGGACGTTGGAGCAGTGTTTGACACTCCCGTGGCCGCCGGAACCGGAGATCAGTTACAGGTCGAAAGCCTTGAGCATAACACCAACGCAACAGAGTTAACCCTAAACCCAATCGGTGGCGGGCTCTTTCAGCAGAATCAGAGCGACACGGGCGCGGAGAATCCTCAGCTAACCGTGACAGCACCGATGGGATATAATGATGCGTTCAACTTTCTAATTGGTCAGGCTCAGGGGCAAGAGATCGTGACCGCCTCAGCGAGTGCCCATATTCACTCATTTTTCTTCAATGAGTTTAGGAACACTAACTGGTTAACAACCGCCTTTCACTTGAACAGTAATACCGCCGCTGAGTATCAGAACGGTGTAGTTACCGGGCTAAACATGACGTTTACGCCTAACGACTACGCACGGGCGACCGCTAACATTCTGGCGACTAAGCGCGTTACCTCGGGCGGCGCGAATAGCGCGGCATCCTTGGCAACTACGACACAGGCCAACAGTCAGCGCATTATCGTGAGGCCGTCCGATAGGTTCATGATTAACTTGCAAGGCGGCGCGGCGCTTGCGGCTGGCGACAAGGTGGATGTAACTCAGATCGATCTCAGTTGGTCATTCGAGAATGAGCTTGTGGGAGAGATCAGGAACTCAGCAGGATTCGGGCAACCAAGAGCCTCGGGCGTTCCTCCTCTTTCGGTGGAGCTAACCGTAACTTTCAAGGAGCTTGCGGCGACTACGTGGTTCTCGGCTTATGAGGCCGGGACGGAGTATAAGGCCGAGCTACTTGTTACTGGGCCAACACTCGGATCGACAAATTATCGTTTCCGCTTGATGCTTCCGCGCCTCAAAGTGGTGCAATCACCAGACTACAACCTTTCAAGTCCGGCGATTAACCCGCAGGTGGTCACGTTCCGATCGCTTGTGCCTTCAGCCGCGCCTACCGGAATGCCGAGCCGGTATCCGTTCTTTGAAATAACAAACGACCGCGCAACTAGATACTTGGCGGTCTAATTTAGGAGCATGACACGATGAAACTGAGGACCACATTTAATGTGAGCCTGGAGCGAGAGGGCGAGGATCCGGTGATCTTTACCTTCAAAGCGCCGAGACTGAACGAGATCCACAAGGATAACCTGCTTTATAAGCGCATGAAATCCGAGGATCCCGCGCAGGTCACGGAGGCGCGTATTGAGATGGTTCTCAGCATCGTGTCCCGTTGCGTGCGAGTCGAAGGGTTATTCGATGAGCAGGGCAACGCATTATCGCCTAGTGATGTGGGCGATCTTCCGGCCTCTATTGTTGCGGCACTACTCGAAGCCTACCAGAAGGGAAGCGCCGAGGCAGTGAACGAGGGAAACGGGAAAGAGGTAGCCTTGAGCGAATCCGCGAGCGCTTAGACTACCTACTTCTAAAAGAACCTAACCTACATTGTGGGCAGTGCTTTAAGCTGTATGAAGAGTCCGGCGCGGAACCGCTATGCTTTGAAAACAAATGCCCGATCTACGATCTGGCAAGTGATATTCAAGTGAATCTAGCGGTGTGGGATCTTCAAAGGTCTAAAGCACTGTACCAGATGACTGAGGATCTAGAGATTCTTAAGCGTATGCATGAGCGCTTAGGGTTCTATGACGATCCCGATGAGCATTACAAAATCGAAGAACTCTGGAACAAATGGACGGAATTAGAACGACAAAAAAACAAGTCGAAACCTGGATCGGCCTTTCCGGTGAGCCCAAGGAAGTTACGGCGGATCTTATAATGAAAGACCGAGCGCGGTCGGAGCTTGGAGCCAATGGCGTTAAACTTCCGACCGAGCAGCAAACATGCCTTGAAACTCTCGCGCCAACCATGAACGAGATAGCGCTTAAGGCTATGGCCGGGGAGTTTAGGCGCATGGCTGAGGTTATCGATCAGCTTTTATGCATTGCCTCAGAGTTCCGGGATGAGGCCAATTACTGGCGGCAAAAGACCGAGCAATCAGTGATTGAGATCCTTAAGATCGGATGGAAGGAGCAGCATGAGGCCATGCTGAGAGCCGAAGCCGAGAACCGCCGGGGGCTAATACAGTCAACTGGCGCGAAGTTAGATCAAGCGATTGCTAAACTTATGGGAGATAAAGCCGCCTAATGCCGTTTCAGTCTCAGCGCGATCTTACTATCCGGGTTAGGGTAGAGAACGACGGCGCGATCAGGTTACTGGATCAGGTAGAGCAGAAACTTGAGAACGTGGGCGATAAGGCGCGGGAGACTAACCGAGAGGCCGATCAGCTATCAACCACATTCGAGTCAATAGCGGTAACGGGCCTTAAAGTATCAGGGGTTTTAACCGCCATAGGAGTGGCGGCGGCGGGCGCGGTGGTGTCTATCGGCAGGATTGCGGAGCGGGGCAATGAGCTTGTAAATGCCGAGAATGCTTTTGATAGGCTCGCACGTTCGGCGGGAGTGGCCTCGGATACCCTAATCAATAATCTCGGGGCCGCATTCGACGGCACGATCACCAGGATCAACTTACTTCAGCAAGCCAACCGGGGCCTACAGGCTGGCATAGGCGGCGGGGCGCTTGTTGAGCTTGCGAGGGGCGCAAAGGCCGTAAGCGATGCGCTCGGAGAGAATGAGCTTGCCACGTTTCAGCAGTTCATCCAGGCATTCGCTACGGGACAGGAGCGAATTTTTGAGCGAAGCCTTGGGTTAATTGATGTCAGTGCCCGCATTGATGAGCTGGCGGCGGCTACGGGCCGGGCAACTCAGGAGATCACGGAGCAGGAAAGGATTTCGCTTGTACAGGCTGAGGTACTATCGAGGCTCGGGGGGCTAACCGAGGAGAGCGCCGAAGAAACGGGAAACCTTGCCGATGTATATCAAAAGCTAGGGGTCAGACTCTCAGACACTTTCGATCAGTTCTCGAAAATCATCAATCAGAGTCCGGCGTTAATCGAGCTATTCGAGGGACTTCTGAAAATCGTTGAAGGCTTGGCCGAGGCCTTCCTAAAAGTGGTCGGCGCAATAGACGACGCGATCAACTCCCTGAACTCTTTCGCTCGAATCGACACAAGCGCAATCACACAAATCACACAAGGGCCGCCGAGGGGTAGGCCGGATCCTCTGGGAATATTAGGCGGGCTGAACCTACCGCCGAGCCCAATCAACTTAAACGGCGCGACATCCGGCATCGTGGCGGGAATAGATCCTAAAGCGCTTGAACAGGTTCAGCAGCGGCTCGGGTTAGTTGCCGAGGAAGTGGCCAACGTTTGCAGCGGGCTCAAGACTACAACAAACGATGGCAAGAAATTTACTAAGGCTCTTAGCGATGCCAACAAAATCGGCGAGCGGTTCGGCGATGAAATGGCCGATCTGTTCAGGCGCTATAGCGATCTCAATTCTCTAAGGGGCATTCAGGGCTTCATCTCTAACGTGAGGAGCCTCAGGCAAGCGCTACTAGACGGCACGATTACAGCAGATCAATACGGGCGAGAGCTTGGATC